TGCGAATCACCAGCCCATGTAAAATAATTTATTATGCAAAAAAGATTTTGTAAACAGGAAAAATGGCGGTCATGGATATTTTTTCCACAACCGCCATTTATCGTTAATAATCAGTGAGTTAGGTGCTACTTGTTCATCTCTTCTTCTTGCGCACCACGGGCTGCCTGTCCTCCGAGAAGCCCTGTGACCTCGCGGCTATAGGGTTGGGCATACCAGATACGGGATGCAAGATAAGGCAGACCAAGAGCAGTGATTGGCTCTATCGCAGCAACCCCAAGCCCCTGCGCTGTGCCAGCCGCAGCAGCAGCCGGAGCGCCGCGTTTTCCGCCTGTCAAAAGATCCTGATAAAATGACCGCTGCGCCGTCCCGGAGTTAGGCACTGGGTTAGGAATAATCGCCGCACCAGCCCTTACTAGATTAATGAAATCATCCTGGCCTTCAACCCATCGCGTTTTATCTCTCACGCTAACAACGGATGCAAGCTGCTGAGGAGGGATAAACCCTGTATTGAGTTTCTCATTGCCAGCCCGAGCCATCGTATCTTCAATCCTGCTGAAGATCGCATATCTCTGATTAAGGTTCTGCCAAGCATCACGCAATTCAGGAGAGTTGGTCGAGCGTTCCATAGCCCCAGCAAGTGCCTGCTGGAGACCTTCTAGCGCCTGCGTATAATATCCAGCGCCTGCTTCTGTTGAACGAGATGCCTTTGCGATCTCTTCTGATAGTTCACTCTGAAGCCGGTGATATGTCCGCCCCTCACCAGTGCGTTCACCAGTTGCGAAGCGTAAGACCTCATCGCGCCGCGCATTCCAGACAGGCTTTATAGTGTCTGGAAATCCGACAACATAATTGCCTTCAATTCGACCAAGATCATCGAAGAGTTGTTCGTCGCCTCGGATGTTTGTCTGGCGCTCCAAGGCATTATATTCGCGGCCAAAGTTGCGACGTGCATTTGTAAGCACTTCTGGAGTGGCGATATCGCTATCAATTCCAGCACGGCGCAAAATTGCACTTGTGAATGCTCTTTGCGTCAGGTCTTCTTGCCGAGCAACTGCTGGTGCAGATGTCGGCAAATATTTCATTACAGCCTCAACCTGCTGAGGTACGCCACTCTCTAACTGTTGAGCCGGAGATAACGGTATGCCGTGCTGCTGCAATATGTTGATATTGCCCTGTCGAACCTCACCAGGAGCCGGGAACATGTTCATTGGCCTAGCCATAAAAGGCAATGCGCCAGAAGCAATACCCAGCGGCAATGCAACCGATTCAGGAGCGCCCATCTCACGCGCCGTCTGTGCCGTGCCTGCACTGATGGTTCCAGCCGCTGTCTGTGCTGCCGGTGCTTCAGCAAGTGTTGCTGCAATGCCTTGTCCAACGGTTCTCGGCGTTAATGAGCGAGCTAGAAGACCAGCACCACCTGCTCCAGTAAGAGCCTCTGCGCCAGACTTGATTGCACCTTGGACAACGCGCTCTGTTGGAGTTTGAGGTTGCGGAAGACCAGCATAGGTCATCAATTGCTCAAGCGCCTGCGAAGGCAATGGGCCTGGTTGTGCGGCAGATGGTGCAACAAGGTTTTTCAACCCACGATAACCACTCACCGCAAGATCAGACAGTGGACCGGCAAGCGCCGCAGATGTAGCGCCAGCGACAAAGCCAGGAACAGCGCCGACACCCATCATAGGAGCGCCAGCCGCAGCCCCGAGAGCGCCGCCAGCCATGATAGGACCAAGAGATCGTGCAGTTAGGCCAGCCTGCCTTTGCAGGTCTCCCATGACTGAGCGTTCCATGCCCTGCCCGATCTTCTCGCGCTCTTTTGCGATTAGGGCGTCAAGATCAACTTTCTCAGCCATTATCGACCTCTATTGATTTGAGACATACGCGCCAGAAGTTCTGCCTTCTCACGATCACTCAGTTTTGTCGTGTCGAGCATATATAGGTCAGCAGCCGACATTGATTTGATACGATCAACCATTGATGGCTCATATGGCTTGAACTCAAGCCCAGCACGTTTAGCGCCAGGACCAGCGTTCACAAGCATTGACTGAATTGCGCTTTCTCTTGATTTGCGCTTCTGCTCAACCACCTGTGGCGTATCAGATGGCTGAGGGAAGTATTTTATAATCTCATTGTTCATTTCTTCAGCGCCAATCGCCGCACCTGACTCTTGACGCAGATTTGCCGTTACCCAATCGCGTTGAGCCTGTTTATAGCTCTGGCGCTCTGGTGTTTCAAAATATCCTGCATAAGGACCAAGTTTTTGGCCTACAACTGCTTCCACAACACCAGCCTTTGAAGCTGCTGTAGGGTCGAGCGGATCAATAACCTTCGATGCGTTGATCATGCGTGTGGCAAAGCCAGTCGCCTTCCCCTGCACCTCTGTCAAAGGTTTCTCTTCAGCAGGTGGCCTAGCAATCACAACAGGCTTTGTTGCTCCTGGAGCGGGCGCAGTTTGAGGCACTGGTGCAGCCGCTACAGCAGGTTGCTCAGTGGTAGGCGGAGCCAGATACTGATTGACTGCCGTTTGACTCATTGGATCATAGCCAGGTTGCGCATATGCAGGAACATTAGTTGTCGCAGCCATTGGAGTAGCAGGAACAGCAGGAGCCGTCACAGGGGCCGCAACAGGAGGGGCAGCGGCAGGCGCAGCAGCACCAGGCATTGGCGGAACATTCATTTGTTTCGGCTCAAGCACACCTTGCGGCAATGGTGGCGAAACCCACTGATATTCCATTTGCTTTGTTTCAGGATTGAAACCCTGAACCATCTTTGGTCCATAGATATTATTATATGCCTGCACATATTCAGGCGTTGATGCCAGAGCAGGGTTGCGCTGTGCAGCAATGATCATGGCACGATCACGCTCTTCCAGCCCGCCTTGCGGCCTCTGAAGCAGCGATTGCATTGCCAGAGATGGATTTGCTTCAACCACATCTTTAATTGATTTTGGAACGTCAGGATTGTCTTTGACGCTCTTTGCAAACTGCTCAACAGCAAGACGAGTCCGCTCAGCTTCCGTCTCATTGCGCCTCATCTCTTGGATCTTCAGGAGATTTGCTTCTTGTCCATATGGATTAGCAGCCTGCTGCGCCACAATCTGCTGGTTAATTGCCATCATCTGGGAGCCAGAAAGACCTTTTGGATCATAACCAAACCGTGCCTTGTAAGCTTCTGGGTCTTTCGCCAGTTCTCCAAGCTGCTTCTGGCTCTCAAGCATCTGCTGCTTTTCAGCCAGTTGCTGGCGCATCAGATTAGCCTGGGCAATATTGTAAGCCTGCGTCTGGACGTTGCCACCAACCTTGCCAAGTTGAGCTAACGCCTGCGCACGGCTTTCAGGAGACTGTCTGGCGCCCGCCGCAAGCAGAACTCCACCCAATTCGCCCAATGTCGAGAACATCAGCCGCCTTTGATCAGCCGGTGACAGCATCGACATGCTATCAGGCATCTGCGTTCCACCAGCAGCAGGCGTCTGCTCCCCGCCACCCAGAAGGCCGGAGATGCCGCCATAGATCGAACCACCAACGTCTTTCACGCCACCCAGAAGGCCGCTAAGGAAGTCATTCTCAGCCATGTGTCGTCCTCACTTCTTTGCAGCAGCTTCCGCCAGCCACGTTGGCAACGTCGTTGTTCCAACATTAACACGATAAGGCGCTGGCGTCGGCGGGATGTTTAACGGGTTGACCGCAGTTGGGTTCTGCAACCGAGACATGCCAGGCAACTGCGATTGATATAACAGCGACTGCATGAATGCATTGGCGATCTCTGGGTTAATCTGCGGCGCCTGCTGTAGAGCCTGCTGCGGCGCCTGTTGAGGCATAGGACCAAGCAGACCAGCAGGCATAGCCTGTTGCGGTGCAATCAGCGCCTGCACGTCTCCCAGCGTCATTCTGCCATTGTTGATGGCGTCAGAGAGATAGCCGAGGATCTGCGGATCGCCGGGGGTGCCTGTCAGACCGAGATACATGTCATTGATTTCTTGAAGTGTCGCCATGTCTGTTATCCCCAAGCTCTTGGGCCAAGAAGCCCGGCAAATATGTCATCACGCCATTGGCCGCGATAGGCCGGTGCTGCCTCGCCACTGGGCTTCCAAGTCATCCTTGGAGCGCCCGCTGCTATCAGTGCATTTCCAAGACCGGCAAATCCTGCGGCTTGTCCAGCCGTCATATTGTCGATGCTGAAGCCTGTATCCTTTGGAGCCAATGGAACAGCAGCCATTGCTGCCTGACCGCCGCCAGCCGTCGCCATAGGCCCAACACCTCCAGGTGGCTGCGCTGGCCCCATCAAAGATAGCGGCAAGGTTGATCCAAATTTTTGAGTTGGCTCTGTGAAGCCAATGGGCGATGGCGCAGCCGCAGGAAGCGACGCAGATCCTTCTGGCTTTATCATGCCTAGCAAATTAGAGGCTTGCTTCCCGAGAAATCCAAACCCGCCGCCAAGGTATCTCTGATCTACGTCACCTAATGCACTGGCTGCGTTTGACCAGGGAGGTGTGTATCCAGTGGGTGCTTGAGCAGTAGGCGTCGTTCCTTCGAACTTGGTCATAATCCGTTCGGCAAACTCTGGGCCTGTCATAGAGGCTTTTCCAGCGTTCCAGAGAACTGCCTTTTCGCCAACAATGTCAGTGGCCTTTGTATCCGCCCCGCCAAGCAATTTGGTCGCGCCAGACGCGCCCTGTTGGTGAGCAAGATAGAGTTGGGCAGCGGATGGACTCTCAATCCCTGCCTTCTGCAATGCAGCACGATTGTCAGCCGCGAGCCGTGCAGCCGCCTCAGCCGATTGCGCAAGATCATATGGGTCTTTTAAGCCATACTGTTTTGCTGTGCTTGGGATGAATTGGAAGCCGCCAGCAGCCTTTGACAATGGGTTATAGAGGTTTGCGCCGCTCCCACTTTCAATCTGATAGGTCCGCGCCAGATACCCAGCCGGGAGACCATATTGCCGTTCAAGATCGCCAAACAGATTGTCAGCCATAACGCACCCTCTGATCGTCGATTGCCTTGTCAATGATTGCCAAGCGGCGCAGCATCTCTTCGCGCTTGCCGTCTGGCAGATTATGGATGCGTTTGCGGTTGTCGTCCAGAAAGCCAGTACAATTCCAGCAATCGCGGCCTGTTTTCTCGCCAATCCCATACCCAGGTGGCATATCAGCCCCAACCTGCGCCAGATAGGTAAACACCTGCTTTTCAGACCAATCTTCAATCGGCATGATGTATTCAATGCCGTCGATGATTTGCCCATTTTTGGAAGTGGACTTTCGCCTATCGTTGCGCCTTTGACCCTTGATGATCTTCGTGCAACCCAAATCCTTGATCCCCTGATATAGGGGAATCCAAATGTTGATTGCGCAGCACTCGAGACACGATTGCATTGTTGGACCGTCATTACCGGTAATCGCTTTGCCGAGAGCCGTGTTTTCAATCGGCAGAACGTCAACCGGCCATCCTCTTTCAGCGATATTCGCAGGCTGATCCGATTTCAGATGAATGAAATGCGGCAACCGTTTTGCCCAACGCTCCATATAATCCAGCATCTCAGGATAGGATGCCCCAGTGTCCAGCCAGACCACATAGAGATCATCCCATCTCTCTTTATAGAGATAGAGACAAGCAAGGCTATCCTTGCCGCCTGAAAACTGGAGCGCGGTGTCGATCACAGGGACGCCAAGCCAGCAAGGATCGAAACAGCAGATGACGCCGCGCCAAGACCAGTTAACAATGGGCTGCTCTGCATCCCCGGCCCTGTCTCTGTCTTGGTTGAGCCATACGGGGTTGCGCCAAGAGCTTGGATCGGAATTTGAAGCTGTTGGATGGGGAATTGCTGGGCCTCACGATAGGCTTGCTGGGCCGCGTCAAGTTGCGCCTGCTGCTGGGCCTGCAAGAGAGACTGAGCCGTCAGCGCCCCTGTAGCCCCGGTCAAATAGGCTTCCTGACCAGCGCCAGCCAACTGACCGAGCGTTCCGGCGCCCTGAATGCCAAGACCGGCTCCAGCAAGACCAGCCTGCTGGTTAAGCCGCTGAGCCTCCATCGCGCGCGCAATGTCGCCGGATGCTGCAAGTTGATTGAGCCTCTGAGCCTCAAGTATCCTAGCAAGATCTCCAGACGCCGTTGCCTGATTAAGCCTCTGAGCTTCCATTGCCCGCGTAATATCAGCCTGCGCCGCAGATTGCGCCTGCCCATAATTCTGCGCCATCAATTGCGCTGCCAGTTGCCCAGCCTGCTGTTGAGCCGCAGCATTTACAACGCCTTCCTGGATAGCCTGCCGTGATCCACCAAAAGCTTTAGCCTTAATTGCAGCATCATATGCTTGGTTTAAGCCTGTCTGGCGCTGTTGGTTCAAAACATCAAGCGACGCCCCAAGAACCGACTGAGTATAGGGGTTCATGTACTGCGAAAGATCAGTCTGGGACAACTGACCGGCTTGAACCTGCGGAGATGATGCCGCCGTCTGAACCTGCGGCGTTGTATATCCAACCTGAACCTGCTGCGGTTGATACCCGCCAGCCTGCGCCGCAAGTTGCTGGGCATAGGCAAAGGCAGGCTGCGACATGGCCGCGTTTTGCGTAATGTTGCCAACAACGCTCTCGGTCGCAGGCGTTATCCCAGCAACTCGCTGGCCTGTATATGGACCAAGCATGTTGGCCGAAACGTCATAGGCCGCAGCAAGGTTCTTCTGACCAGCCTCCTGTACCCACTGTGGAAGCTCTGTCTTATTTACAACCGTCTGAGACGATGGTGCGCTCTTACCCATGATTCATCTCCATAATAGGCAGAGCATGAGAAATGCCCGTTTGATGCCAGCCATATTTGGGCAGAACCTTGCTCCAGCCCACTCGTCCACTCATCTCGATAAACTCGCAGCCCATGTCCTTCGCCATCTGGACCAATTGAGGCTGCATCGTCATCGCCTCTTCCATGTCGCCAAAGACCAAGAAAACCGTCATTGCCCGCTTGCGAGGATACTGGCTTACCATCGTCACAACGCCTGAGTTCTCCTTCCAGAGCATTTGCATCTGGCCGGATTGCAGGGCTTCGAACACGTCTTCGACCGTATGGGTGTTGCCACCATGATCGAGCGCGATCTGAAGCTTAGTAATTAGGTGCGCCTGTTTGTCCAAGTGGAACCAACGTTGTCGTGAGAGTGCCTGTATTTCCGACTGTTACCTTATACACCGATCCATCCGGCGACTGAAGCAGGATGGATTCGGTCGCCTCGATGGTCGAGACCGAGCGCCCAAAGATCCGGTCGATGGCCGCAAACGCCCTGACGAAGTAGTCCGGCTCATATTTAGCCGGTGCTGGCGGGAGATTGACTTTCATCGGCCACCCCCGCTCGTCAGATCAATCCGCATCTCGCCAATGCTCCATTCGGCATCTTGGGTCGAGGCTATCTTCACACGGAAGTCGCGCCCAGTCACGCGGGTATCGCAGTAACCATTGGATCGCGGGCTAAACGGACCAGATGTATACTCAGTCCCTTCCGGCGTGAAGCTGCTGAAATACGTCAGTTGGGTGCTGGCGTATCCATAGCCGCTGTCCGTGATCGTCTGCTTTACATGGGCCAGCGCCGATCCGTTGGTGACGTTGATGCTAGAGGTCTCGGCATAGCGATCAGTGGTGATTGGATCGCCAGCAGCCGTCCAGCCGTTCTCTTGGAAGTACAACTCGCCAGAACTGTCGCCCGTCATCGGATATTGATAGATCCCGGCGCCCTGAGCTGCCGTGCGTTCCATCTCGCCAATGGACCACCAATTCTCTGCATAGTTGTAACAGACATAACGGTTCGGGGTATCTTCGCCTTCTGAAGGATACCAAAACCAGACTTCTGGAAAGACGCTATTGTCCGCCCCATGCGTGTAGAGAATACCAGCATCTTGGTCGAGATTGTCATAGATAAATGACCCTACATCGCAAGGAAGAGGCTTCACAACGCCGCCATCATAGAGCCAGAAGCCTTCGCGACCCATCCAGATGCAGCGACCGGCAAACGTAGCAAACGACTTCGGAGCGATTAGACCGCAGCCGAAGCCAATGCGCTCGATGGCGTAGATGTATGGAAGACCGATGTAGCGCATCAGCCATGCTTCATCCTCGGTCCAGATCAGAGTTCCTTCGCGAACTGCCGCACACATGATAATTCCGCTGGATGTATCAAGATCCAGATAACCAGCCGTGTTTGTCGTGCTGGCAAAGTTCCAGTCTGTGTAATCCTCGGCATTTGACCACGCCACGCGGCGGTTGTTTCCGCCTGATCCGATCAAAACCACATGGCGTTCTGCGGTTACAATGACGCCACGGTTATTCAGTGGCGGAAGATCGCCAGCAGCCGACTGCGCAACACCGCCCGTCCCTGAAGCATTGGTTCCTGGGTTTGTGTAGGTAAACGAGTCATCGGTAGGAACCGTTGCAATCGTGAATGTTCCATTCATCGAACTGATGCTGGTGCCAACAATGTCTACGGACTGGCCAACGATAAACCCGTGATGATGATCGGTCGTTATGGTCGTCGTGTTGGAGACCCTGACGGCGGTTGCAATGTCGTTGTAGCCAACAGTGTGCGCCTTGTCTTCACCCTCTCCATAATGCAGCAACCGGCCATCGCTCGATGCAACCGCTAGAACATCGCCGCCCCAGTTGTCGAAGGTCCATGAGAAAGACGGTATGAAGTAGGCTGATTGCGGCCTTGGATAGGTGGCGTCAGTGTCGTCACCATAGAGCAGCGCTCCGTAGTTCCACGCGCCATAGCCGCCAACTGATCCCGCATCCTCGCCAACAAAACCAGTCGGGGTTATGTCTGTATATGTTGACCCCTCCAGCGCATAGAGAGTATCGCCGCAACCAACCATCGTCAGATGCGTCCCTAAATTGGTCGTCCATGTGAACAAAGCACGAGGTGTGCTTGCCAAGGGAGTTTGTGTGATGCGTTGCCACCCGCCAACAGGAAGAAGTTTGTTGGAGCGCCAACGCACCAAATTGGCATCCCAATAGCGCCCCTTCACCTGCAAAGGCGTGGCTGTCTTTACGACACCAGGAGGAATTGTGATCGGTGCAAGCGGCATGTTTCCAGCCTTTTAATGTTCTAGGTTTTTTGAAGTCAAACCCAAGGCAGCGCAGGGGACACAACAGGCGGGTTCACCTGATTGGCAATGTTGGTGGCAAGCCCTGTCTCAATGTTGGAGACCTGTTCAGGCCCCATAGCATCTTGCACCCAGCCAACAACCTGAGACTGTGTTAGATTAGCATAGGGTGTGTAAGGTGTACCAGCCTCGTAGGTGACGCCAACGGTGCCGTAGGAGGTGGCGTTGTAGGTGCCGTCAGTGGCGTTTACGCGCCAGTGGACGTTAAACACCACATCCGTCTGGCCCTCAGCCAGCGGGTAGCAGTTCATCTGCTCGATGACCCAAGTGATGGAAGTCATTACACGTTCTCCTGTGGAATCAGAACCCAAGATAATGTGGCCTCGTCCCAATTATAGTTTTTGCCGTCATTGGGATACGGGACCGGAGCTTGCCACTGACAAGTGGTTGTGTTCAGCAGCCATGAGGGATACGGCTGCGGCGGGATGAACGCATCCAAAATTGGATCGTAGGTGTAGCCAATTCCTGCGTAGTTCTTGCGGAAACTGGCGTTGTAGCTGGTTTGTTTCCAGATCGTATCAGAACCAAAGAGCGACTGGCAGAACGCTACGCCAACAGGTTCGCTATCTGGGAACGGAAGATTGTTGATCGTTTCGTTGTTGACAACGATCACCTGAGTGACGGTGTAGTTTCCGTCAAGCTGCGCAAAGTTTGCCATTAGAAGGTGATGCTCCCGCTACCGGTGAAGGTGTAAATCTTGTAGCCGCCCGTATTTGTGAAGGTGGGCGAGCCAGTTGTGGATGCAGCATCTGGATATGTGTTGGGATAGCGAATGATAACGATACCAGACCCGCCCGTTCCTCCATTTGTCTGGTTCATGGAACCACCACCACCGCCGCCCGTGTTCGCTGTCCCATTGTTCGCCCCACCAGCGCCGCCGCCACCAGTTCCACCAGTTCCTGCGGAGGCTGTGTAAGTTCCACCACCTCCACCCCCACCGTAGGTGACAGATGCCCCAGAAATTGAAGAGGCGAGGCCATTTCCGCCATTGCCCGGCGTCCCCGCGCTATTGTTGGTTCCTGCTGCGCCAGCACCGCCGCCGCCGCCACCGGACCTGTAACTTGAATTGTCTGTTCCGCCGTTCCCGCCAGCATTTCCTTGCCCAGAAGTTGCTGATCCACCTGTTCCTACAGTTCCTGATGCCGGAGTTCCGCCGCCGCCGCCAGAGCCGCCCGTGCCGCCAGCGCCAGTTCCATTTTGTCCACCTTCACCATAGCCGCCACCTATAGCTGTAATGGAGCCAAAAACAGAATTGCTTCCTTGCCCTCCAGCGCGAGATGCGGAAGTTCCAGCAGAACCACCCGACCCTACAGTCACTGTGATCGGAGAGCCAGATACAACTGAATATCCAGTTGATGTTTCAAAGCCACCCGCACCGCCACCACCGCCACCAAGGTAACCGCCACCACCACCGCCACCAGCGACAACAAGGTATTCAACCGTTGACGTGGCCCCGCCAAAACTAGCCAACATACCTGCGACGGTCATTACGAGAGCCCCGCGCCAGAGATGGTGAACGTGTTGGACGCCACGCAGAGCAGTGTGCAGACACCGTACTGGGCGAGCGTCCGGTTGCCGGTGTTAGCCGTGCCAGCTTGCCGGATCGTGACGGAACCGCCCTGCGTGATCGTCTGATTAGATCCACTATTGTTGTAGATCGTGATGTTGTCGCCCGCGCTGAAGATGCCGGAGTTGACTGTCACGCCACCAGTGGTGATCGAGATCGTCTTGCCAGCGTCGGCAGCAACCAGAACGTAAGCAGATGTCTGGCTGTTGATGGGAAGCTGACGAACGTCGCCCTTGGAGTCGGAGACGGAGCCCCCAGCCGTAACATTCCCAACGTCAGTTACGGTAAAAATACCCGCGCTATATGCGTTGTTGACGATATTAAAATCGCCATTAACAACGCGCAGGAACTTTGCTGGCGTTGTTGCGCCATTTCCCGTAATTTTAATGTTGCATCCGTTTGCAGAAGCCGTGTCTGATAGAACGAGAGTTCCTGTTGCGCCCGACGAAGTGAACGCGCCCGTACCAGTTACTTGCAGTTTATACGTTCCCGAAGGTGTATTGCCAATCCCCACGTTGCCGCTGGAGTCGATGCGCATGCGTTCAACGGTGCCAACCTCGAAGCTCATATAAGCTGCGCTGTTGGTCTCGTTGTTCTTGATGCTAAAAGCGCCGCTCTTATACTTTACGATGTCAGCGGAGGTCGTGCCGCTTCCTGCCACATTAGAGGTGACGAAGCGTTGGACCACACCATCAGATGCGTTTGTCGTGCTGGGGTTTTGAATATCGCTAAAGAGCAGGCCGGTGGTGTTCCTGTATAGCTGCAATCCGGTTGCATACGGAACTACGCCAATCCCCACGTTGCCGCTGGAGTCGATGCGCATACGTTCGGTAACAGATGATGTATTGCTTATTGCAAAATCACCGCCGCTATAAGCAATAAGTCTTACTTCTTCTACGTTAGCGTTGGTAGCAAACCTTCCAACGGAAATTGAGTCAGAACTACGCCCCCGAATATTCCAACCAATAGCCGCCGCATTACCTTGTACGTCCATAGGGTAAGCGGGCGAACTCGTCCCAATCCCCACATTCTGGCTCGTATCAATCGTTATTGCAGTCGTGCCAGCCGACTTGATGCTAAGTGCAGTTGCTGATGGGCTAGTGATTGCTGGCGCCGTAAGCGTTCCACTCAATGTTGCATTAACAAACGATGCAGCTCCAGTGACCGTCAGCGTCCCGCCAACACTCAGCGTCTTGCCAGAGCCAACATTCAGACCAACGGATGTTCCAGTGCCAGCCGCGTTGAACAACGCATCAACCGCATCCCAATCCGCATTTGTCTTCGTCCCCCAGGTGTCACGGGATGCGCCCACCTCTGGCTTCGTCAGGTTCAGGTTGGCGGTATATGAATCAGCCATGATCGCTCCTATGCGGCGAGCCGCTGCCATGTATTTGTTGGCGCAGGCACATCATCCCAAGTGCTTGTCACCACTGGTACTGTATCCCACTCGTTAACCGGGGCTGCTTCCTGATCCCATGTGTCAGTTGGCGGGGCTATACTGTTCCACACGTCAACCGGCGCAGGCAATGGATGCCAGCCAATATCTCTTCCGACTGCCGATACTACACAAGTTCCCGCCGCTGATCCAGCCGCAGCCGCAGTCGCCCGCAGGACGCCAGATGCAGTGCTGGTTCCCGCCGCCGTGGCGACCATGATTGCCGTGGCGCTGAGAACGCCAGATGCCGTGCTGGTTCCCGCAGCCGTGCCAACGCCTGTTCTGAAATTGATGCCGTCACCAACTGCCGTTGCCGTCGATGTTCCAGCCGCAGACCCAACAACCCCGATAATTGTGTTACTGGTAGCAGTTGCCGTCGATGTTCCCGCCGCAGATCCGACTGCTTGGAAAACAATGGCGCCGACCGCCTGGGCCGTCGATGTCCCTGCCGCAGACCCTACAGATGCAACAGTGGAAGCCCCTACAGCCTGCGCTGTCGATGTTCCTGCTGCCAAACCAACCGCCGAAGCAATCGCCTCTGAAGCCGCCTGAGCCGTCGATGTTCCTGCCGCAGACCCTACAGACGCAACCGTGGATGCCCCAGTCCCCGTCGCCGTCGATGTTCCTGCCGCAGACCCTATAGATGCCGCAACAGATGTCCCTGTTGCATCTGCCGTCGAGGTTCCAGCCGCAGACCCAATAGAGCCAAATATCTGAACGCCAACGGCGTCTGCCGTCGATGTTCCTGCCGCCGAGCCAATACCAGATGTAATGATTTCGCTGGTAGCAGATGCCGTCGATGTACCAACCGCAGACCCAACAGCAACAAGAATTGTCTCGCTAACAGCGGTTGCCGTAGATGTTCCGGTAGCTGTTCCAACGGCGGCAGACGCAGCCTCTTGCTGCGCCGATCCCGATATGGGAAAGGCGGCAATCGGTTGTGCTGCAATGCCGAAATCAGCCATCTAGATCACCTGATCTGTTCAGCCAGATTGTACCATTTCCGCAGACTTGGCGCTAACTTCCGCCACCCTACGGCTCCAGCCTTTGCCAAATGTCTCAAAAGTTGGCAGACGCTTCAGGAAATCCATTCGCATGTCGCAGAGTGCATCTGCCGTCTCTCTGGGATTGCAAGCCTTGATCGCCTCCAGCGACTTTGGACCGATCACGCCATCAGCCGTCACCCCGGCAATTTGCTGGAGATATTTGGAGGCTCGCCCAACGCCTGAGTTCACAGCCAGATCAAAGGCCGCATAGTCCACCCCTGAAGGCAGATCATCGCCCCTGATCTTGTCCCAGTATTGCGCCTTATAGAACGGCTTCACGATATTCGGCGTCAGTTTCCGCATTTCCTCCTCAGAGGATTTGCGGTTCCAGTAGGCTTCCCAAGCCCTCTGGGTGACGCCCAGGTTTGTGCGGCCTCCAGGATCGCGCGGATCGTTCACATATCCACCTTCATGGGCCAGCACCATCTCAAAGCATTTGTCCCAATTCTCGCGCATCACTTGTCCTTCATTGTCAAAGCGTCAGTCTTGGCCTTTGATCCAGCCGATGACCCGAAATAGAACTGCATTACGCCGGTCCATGAGGTGCT